ACATGATTGACGCCGCCAAGCCGTGGCTGTCGCACACCGAACTGTCGGCGGCTTACGTTCTTCGCGACCAGCCGCCGGTCCAGCGCAACGACACCGCTACCATCGAAATTGAAAACAGCGTGCGCACCATGCCGCCCGGCGAGTTCCAGAAGTACATCATGGGCTGGGTGGCGAAGAACAACGTCGGCAAGGACGACCTCAAAAGCTACGTCGAGCGCAACGAAGCCTACTGGGCGCAGGGCGTGCAGACGCCGATGGTCGACGCCAAGAAGTGGCTGGAAGACAAGATGACCCCGGGCATGTCCGGCATCGAGGGCTCGATCATGCGCGGCTCGATGGCGGACGCGCGTGTCGAACTCGACGACTGGGCGAACAATCCGCTCAACAAGGAGAAGCTGAAGGACCGCGCCATCGTCATGCAGCAGACGCGCGACATCTACGACCGCTACCGCATGGAGGGGCTCAAGCAGGTGCGGCTGGGGTTGCCGCTGTCGCCTTACTTCCCGCCCGGCACACACCCGGAGAACGTCGACGCGGCGGTGATCGCCGACGCCAAGGCAAAGCTGGCGCTCGACATGCAAAAGACCAACGACCAAGGGCAGCGACTGATGAGCGAGGCGGAAGCGCAGACACGTTGGCAGAATATCAAGGCGTGGCAGGACAGCATGACCGACGCGCAGCGGGGCGTGAAGCCGCAGCCGCAACAGCCCAAGCCAGAGCAGCCGAAGAAGATGAGCGCGCAGATCGCGCCGGTCGAGACGCCCGGGCCGCAGTTCGGCAGCCAAGCCGGACAGGCGGCTGACACCATCGAGCAGCCGCCGCAGGGGAACGGCTACGACAGGAACGCCATCAAGCCGGAAGACGTGATGCGCACACGCAACGCGACTGACCTGCAGGAGAACATCTGATGGCGGACAGCAGCGACAGCGTGTTCCAGACCAAGAACGGCGAGCGCGACACCTCGGCGACGATGCAGCGCATCCTCAACGAAATGTCGAACGGCACCGACCCGTCAGCACCGCCGATGCCGCCGCCCGCGCAAGCTGGCGAACCGGGGCAGCCGTCCAAGCCGGACGCGCCCGCAGGCACGGCGAAGGCTGGCGTCAACGCGCCGCAGCACCTGTCCGACCTCGACACGGCGGACAAGATGAGCGCGTTCTGGGGCAGCTTCGGCCCCAAGGTGGCGAAAGACGTCGCCTATGGCGCGACCCTCGAAGCGCCGGGCCAGATCGTCGGCGGCGCGTTCGACTTCTACCGGCATGCCGGGCAGGCGGTCGGCGAGTTCGGCGACTTCCTCAACAAGCACCTGCCTGCCTCCATGGTCGGCACCCCGGAGGAACAGGCGCTGGAAGCGCAGAACCGCGCCAAAATAAGAGAACTGGCAGGCAAGGGCGAGTTCTCAAGCGAGAACGTGCTGGGCATCGGCGGCGCTCCGACCACCACCACGGGCGGCATCGTGCGCTCGATCAGCGAGTTCATGGCGGGCTACAGCCAGCCGCTGGCGCTGCTCAAGGCGGGGAAAATACCGGAGTTCCTTGCGTCTCCCGGGGCCGCCGGGATCAGCATGTTCCTCGGCACCGATCCGAACCAGCCGAACCTGACCAGCATGATCGTCAAGCAGTACCCCGGGCTGCAGGGGCCGATCAGCGACGTGCTGGCGACCGGGGCAGGCGACAACGCCGCCCTCAACCGGCTGCGCCATGCGGCGGAGGGCTTTGCCGGGACGGTGGCGGCGGAACTGATCGTGCGGGGCATCACCGCCGTTGGCCGGTTCACAAAGGCCACCGAGGTGCAGCCGGGTGCGGCGGCACAACCGGGTGTCCCCCCGGCTGCCGCACCTGCGGACGCGCAGACGCAGCAGGCGCAAAGCCTCGTCGATGCAGTGGCGGGAAAGCCTCAGGCGGGTGTGCCGCCGGTATCGGTGGAAGTGGGGCCGCCAACTGGCGCGGGCGCGGGGATGGCGGGCGAAGGCCCTTCGGCCATGGGTGTGACCGGCAAGGGGCCGGTTTCTGAGACGCCTCCGGTCGCCGGGGCGGGCGAGGCGGCAGCGCCGCCAGCGGGTGCGCCCTCGTCGACGGGTGTGCCCATCAAGACGTCCTTGACGGAGCAGCCGCCGGGCGTCCAAGCGCCATTGACGAAACTCTCGACCCTGCCGGACCCGTCGGCCAGTTCGATCAGTCGGCGCGGTATGCCGTCGACCAGCACGGGGCCAGCCACGACGGTTAAGTTCGATGAGTTATCGCTTGGCACGAGAAACACCTCTAACGCCATTATAAGGCAGGGAACCACCGACAGCAACGCTTTATTAGCCGCAGGCGAAAAGGTTAAACCCGAACTGGAGCAGGCGCTGGCCGACGTTGCCAGCAATACCCCCGGGGTCGAGGTCGCCACCTCCGACGTCGCCCCGAACGGGGTTCGGGTCAAGACAGCACAGGGCGTTGCCGACAAGATCGACACCGGGCGGTCACCCGAAGCCATCAGCGACTACGTTGCCGGGCGGCTGTCGGTCGATAGTCCGCAGGCGGCAGCCGACGCGCTCAACGACCTCGGCAACCGCTTCAAGGTGCTGGAGGTCGACGACAAGATCACCAAGCCGGTGGACGGCTATCGCGCCATCCACGTGCAGGTCGAGGTCGCGCCCGGCCTCTCCGCCGAAATCCAGATCGTGCCCAAGGAAATCAACAAGGTCCAAGAACTTTTCCACAGCGAGTACGACGCCTACAAGCGCATCGTCAATCCGACGCCGGAACAGGAAGCCGCCATCAAGGTGTCGAAGGCGAAGGTGGCGCAGGGGATGGACGAGGCGTGGTCGAAACAGGCATGGGACGTGCCGACGGCGCAGGTCGGTGTGCCCGGTCAGGTCACCGGCAAGGCGGTCACCGAGGCCACGCTGGCGCAGAAACTGACCGACATCCGCACCAAGGTGAACTGGGACAACATCGAGAAGGGCAACCTCGACGGCGTCATCGGCCAGATCGCCGGGGAAATGAAGGGCAAGATCAGTGACGCCAAGCGCGGGCAGATCACGCTGGCCACGCAGAAGCAGATGGCCGACGCGCTGGGCCTGCTGCCGGAAGACCTGATCGCCCGGCAGAGCGGGCAGGCGCTCAACGCGGAGCAGATCATCGCCGCCGGGCAACTGATGCAGGCGTCCGACGAGCGGCTTTTACAACTGGCCATCGAGGCGCAGAAGCCGACGGCCTCGGCGGTCGACGCCATGAAAGTCAACGAAGCCCTGATCACGCATATGGCGCTGATCGAACAGTTCCTCGGCGCATCCGGGGAGGCAGGCCGCGCGCTCGGCGCATTGCGTGTTGTGCATCAGCAGGGACCGCTGTCGCGGGCGCGCGGCCTGCAGGTGCTGCTCGACGAGCACGGCGGCGAGGAAGGCATCAAGCGCCTGTCGCAGATGATCACCGACCTCAACGCCGCCGGGAAACCCCCGGGCGCGATCAACGCGGCGCTGTCGCGCGGCTGGTATCGGTGGTCGAAGGACGCCATCCAAGAGGCCACCGCCATGGGCTACCTGTGGCGACCGACCACGCAGGTGCGCAACATCGTCGGCAACGTCGCCATGGCGATCCAGCAGGGGATCGACCGCAGGGCGGCGGAGAAGTTCGCCACCATACTGGGGCAGGAGACGAGTGTCGCCCCGGGCGAGGCCATGGCCTACGTGCGCGGCCAGCTTTCCTCCTTGGGCGAGGCGTTCCGCACCGCAGGCAAGGCGTTCACCACGGGCGAGCGGCAGTTCGAGCCGATGCTGACCGGCACGCCCATCGAGCAGGCGCAGGCGCGCGGGGTGTCCGCAGCCTCGGTGGCGCAGCAGCGGCGGCTGTCGGCGGCAGCCACGCAGGCCTTCACCGAAAGCCCGTTCGGCAAGGCCATCGACTTCATCGGCGGCGTGCAGCGCCTCCCGGGGCGCTTCCTGCAGGCGGAGGACGACTTCTTCAAGGTCATCGGCTACTCCGGGGAAATCGAGGCGCAGGCGCACCGGGCTGCCATGGCGCAGGGTCTGGTCGGCAAGGACTACGCCGACGCCGTCTCGAAGATGATTTCCAACCCGCCAGAGAACGTGAAGCTGGCGGCGGTCGATCACGCCATGTACGCGACCTTCAACAACAACCCGGGCAAGTTCGCGTCGGACATCATGCGGGCGCGCAACAACTTCCTGCCGCTGTACATGACGCTGCCCTACGTGCGCACGCCGACCAACCTGTTCCGGGTGGCGATGGAGCACTCGCCGATTGCCCCTGCGCTGGAGCAGTGGCGGGCCGACATTGCCGCTGGCGGGGCGGCGCAGTCGCTGGCGCTGGCGAAGATGACGACCGGGTCGGCGGCCATGGCGCTGCTCTACGACTTCGCCCACAACGGCCACCTCACCGGACCCATGCGCGGCGAGAAGCCCTACAGCGAAGCGCAGCAGGGCATGGGCATCCGGCCCATGTCGGTGCGCATCGGCAAGCTGAACGTGGAAATCAGCGGGCTGGGCCAGCTTGCACCGATGATCGCCTTCGCGGGTGCGGTCAACGAACTGATGGCGAACAAGGACGTCCACCCGGAAGCCTTCGATACGGTCGACGAGTGGACCGGCGCGGTGTCCTCGATCATCGCCTACTCGACCGCCGACCAGTCCTACCTGCAGGGACTGGGCAAGCTGTTCGGTGCCATCAACGACAGCGCCAAGACCGGCGCGGGCGGGGCGATGGGGGCCTACATCCGCGACCTCGCATCGAGCCAGATGAACCTGCTGCCGGGCGTTGGCTTTGCCCGGTCGGTCGGCCACGCCATGGACCCGCAGCAGCGGCAGATCGCCAGCTTCATGGACGCGCTGCTCTACAAGGACATTCCCGGCCTGTCCGACAAGCTGATCCCGATGCGCGACGTGTTCGGTCACGAAATCGCGCAGCAGCCTGCGGGCAAGGGCGGGCAACTCTACAACTACGTCAGTCCGTTCCGCCTTAGCTGGCAGAACGATCACCCGGCCTTCAACGAAATGGTGCGGCTGCACACCGGGCTTGAGCGCATCGCATGGAAGGCAGCGTTTCAGAATGTGAACGTCAACTTCCGCGACTACCCCGAAGTGCTCGACATGTACCGGCGGCTGGCTGGCAACGAACTCAAGTACAACCCGAAGACCGGCGAGAAGATAGGCTTCGAGGACTTCATCAACCGGGTGATCAGCGGCAAGGACCCGATCTACTCGCAAATCTACAAGACCCGCAGCGACCCGGGCGAGACGGGCGTCGACAGCGGCAAGTCGCTGTTCATCAAGGAGTGGGCGCAGGCGTACCGGCAGGCGGCGCAGAAGCAGATCATGTCGGAGGCAAAGACGCGCTACCCCGACTTCTACGACGAAATCAAGAAAGGTCAGGCGCACCGCGAGACGCAGAAGCTGCCGACCTACCTGCAGGGCCAAGGCATCGAGCAGGGCCAGCAGGCGGTATCCACAGCGATGGAACGCCCGGTGCAGGACCCGCTGCCCGACCGCTTCGGCAAGCCCTCAGTGGTGCCGCGACGAAATCCAACCGCAGGGGGCGGCTTTGCCGTACCATCGCAATAGGGGTGACGCATGACAGTCTCGTCCGACCTCGCGCGCGTCCAGTACACCTGCAACGGCATCACGCGGGTGTTCTCGACCGGCTTTGCCTTCCAGTCGAACCTCGACGTCAAGATCATCCTCACCGATGCGCCGACCAATACCGAAACCGTCCTCACGGAGCACGCGCATTACGAACTCTCCGGGGCGATGACCGAGACGGCGGGGACGGTGACGCTGCAGTTCACGCCGAACGTGGGGCAGGTGTTGACCATCCTGCGCGACGTGCAGTTCATCCAAGACCTCGACGGCACGACGCTGTCGACCATGGACGCGGGCGATCAGGAAATCGCCTACGACAAAATCTGGCACGCGCTGGCGCAACTCAAGGACGGGTTCAACCGCTCGCTGCACACCAGCGACGGCGCGATCATCCCGATCCCGACCACGTGGCTGCCTGTCGTCGCCTTGGTGAATGACGGCAACCGCGTGGTCATACAGGTGGTCGCGTGGACCGGCGGCGTGGGCGACGTGCCGCCCAGCGGCATGTACATCGGCCCGGCGGGCTACGTCACCAACATCAGTCTTGCGACCGACATCCGGGGGCCGATTGGTCCGACCGGGCCGACCGGATCACAAGGCCCTCCCGGGCTGACCGGCCCGCAGGGCTCAACCGGGCCAGCAGGCCCGCAAGGTCCGACTGGCGCGACGGGACCTGCCGGGTCGGGCGCTGGCGACATGCTGCGCTCCGCCAACCTGTCCGATGTGCTCAGTGCGCCGACCTCGCGCACCAACCTCGGGCTGAAGGGCGCGGCCATCCTCGACGTCGGCACCGTGGCGGGCACCGTGGCGGCGGGCGACGACCCGCGCTTCGGGGCCGGACAGGCAGTGGTGCTGGTCGGGCCGACGCCGCCAGTCGGCGCAGCCGATAAGGCACTCTGGTGGGAGAGCGACAGCGGGCTTCTCTACATCCGCTACATGACGCAGTGGGTGATTGCCGCGCCGCAGCCGGACATCAACGGCTTCGTCATCAAGGCGGGCGACACCATGGCCGGGCCGCTCAACGTGGTCACGCCGCCGACCGCACCCGCGCATGCCGCCAGCAAGGCCTACGTCGACACCGCACCCGGTGCCGTTGTGCATTACGACGTGGCGCAGTCGCTGACCATTCCGCAACTGGAGCAGGCGCGCAAGAACATCTACGCCGCGCCCTTCGATGCGATGGCCTACAGCGGCATGCAGATCAACGGAGCAATGGAGGTCAGTCAGGAGAAGGGTTCTGGCCTCACAACAGGGACAGCTTACATTTGCGATGGCTGGAAGCTGGCATACAGCGGGGCTGCGGTCCTTTCTGCTGGCATTTTTACAAACGCAATGTTCGCTGGGTTTCCTTGGTTGCTTTTTGTGTCTGTTACAACGGCACAGGCATCACTTGGCGCAGCGGAATTTTATGTTGTTCAGCAACTGATCGAGGGGTGGCGTTGTACGCGATTGCAGTGGGGAACCGCTAACGCGCAACCGATCACACTCTGCTTCTGGTCCAATCATCACCGTACAGGACTTTACAGTGGCAGCGTCCGCAACGGCGCAAACAACCGCACTTACGTTTTCACCTACACGCACAGTGCCGCTGACGTTCCTCAGTACAACACCATCACCATCCCCGGCGACACGGCTGGCACTTGGGTTATCGACAACACGATTGGACTAAATCTTTGTTTTGCAGTGAGCATGGGCAGCGGCGTCACCGCACCGTCAGCAAACACATGGCTCGCCGGGAGTTACATGGCCGCGCCGGGGCAAGTGAATAGTGTCGGCGCAACGTCTGACCAATTCCGCATCACCGGCGTCATCGTCATCCCCGGCAACGAAGCGCCAGTGCAGACGAAATCGCCGTTTGTGATGCGGGCGTATCAAGACGAACTGCTGATCTGCAAACGCTACTTCTACAACGGAATATTACCCCTAAAGGGTGTTACTGGCGGTGCTCAACCGTGGGCACAAAGAATGGGATTTCCTCATCCGGTAGCGATGCGAGCATCACCAACTGTCATTATTCCAGCAACGATTTCTTTTTTGGATGGAAGCCAAATACTGCAATCGGCTGGCGTTACAACCAACTACTCCACGCCACTTGCTCTTGAAGTTGACTGCCAGACGAATGTTGTTGGTGTTGCTGGAAGGGCAATGGTGGTTTCGATAGGCGGCAGCACTGGCAACATCACTGTAGACGCGAGGCTCTAATGGCAGAATACCAACTCACCAACACCGATGTCGTCATCCGTACGGAAGACGGCGCATCAATCCCCAACGATCCGGCCAACCGTGATCGCGCCGAATATGAACAGTGGATCAAGGACGGCGGCGTACCCGATCCCTACGTGCCGCCGCCCGTGCCAGAACCCGAACCGACGCCGGGAGAGGAACTGGCCTTCGACCACGAGAACCGCCTGCGCGCACTGGAGGGGCAGCCGCCGCTGACGGCGGACGGCTTCAGGGCGCAGGTGCAGCAATCATCCTCGGGGCAGGTCAACAAGAAAGCAGGAGGGACCTGACATGGCAGCCCTCGACTTCCCCTCATCGCCCGCCAATGGCGACAAGTACCCGGTGCCTGCCGTCGCGGGCCTGCCGGTCTACACGTGGGACGGCGAGAAGTGGACGACGGTCGGCGGCAGCGTCATATCCGGCACGCCCAGCAACGCCCTGCCGCTGATGGACAACACGCCTGCGGTGGCTGGCGCTGCCACCAACTACACGCGCGAGGACCACGTTCATCCGGTCGACACCAAGGCGGTGCGCTCCGACGTAGCGACACTGTGGACCCCGGCGCAGCAACAACTGGCCCGGCAGAACGCCTATGCGGCTCCGTTCGACGCGATGATGATGGGCGGCCTGCAGATCAATGGCGGCATGGAGGTCAGTCAGGAAAAAGGATCGAGCGGCACCAATACTGCCAACACTTATGTGTGCGACGGCTGGAAGATATTTTGGGCTGGGTCGATGGCGCTTTCGGGATTGCAGGGTGCCGCGTCTATTGCTCCCGGCTTTCCTTGCCATCTTTATTACACTGTTCCCACACCACAGGCTTCGATGGGTGCGGGTGATCTTGCGTTCATATTTCAGCCCATCGAGGGTTATCGCGCCGCACGGCTGGGATGGGGGACGGCAAACGCCCAGCCCATCACCATCGGCTTCTGGTCGGCGCATCATCGCACGGGCCTTTACAGCGTCAGCGCGCGCAACGGTGCAAGCAACCGCTCCTATGTTACAACCTACACGCACAACATCGCCGACGTTGCGCAGTACAACACCGTCACCATCCCCGGCGACACAGCGGGCACTTGGGCTGCTGACAACACAGCCGGGATTTTTCTTTCGTTTACGATGGCGGCTGGCTCAAATTACATCACCCCCGCCGTTAACACTTGGCAAGGCGGCAATTACGTTATCGCCTCTGGTCAGGTAAACGCTGTGGCGGCAGCAGCAGACGTTGCACGCCTGACTGGCGTCATCGTCCTCCCCGGCAACGAAGCGCCGTCCGCCGCGCGCTCGCCATTTGTGATGCGGCCATTCGATCAGGAGTTCGTCATCTGTCAGCGATACTATCAACGAATGTTGATAAGTACTATTGGCTATTATTCAACGC